TAAGCCACCATTAACGATACTTGCTGATTGAGATCCGGCTCCTGTGACAGATGCTGTAACATCAACTGCTGAATCCCCAGCGCCCATAGTCCATAGAGTCGTGTCAGAAAATGTTTCTCCTGTTGCAGTCAAAGAGAGTGTAGCTTGTCCACTGGCATTTGTTGTAGTGGAGAATCTACGTTGTACTGTTAATGATATGTCTGAGATAGATTGTGGTCTTGTCGTAGGAAGATCAAAAAGTAAGGAACTGCTTGCAGCGTCTTTGAGAACCGCTTTATTAATCTCAAGTATTAGATTCCAAAAGTCTGTTGCACTACTTCCGATTGATTTTACATCAGCAAAGTTTTGTCCAGCGTTCATTGCAATATCAAATAGATACAATCTATAATTAGCACCGTCTTCTTCTACATGTCTAACTCTTGCTGTACCTATAGTTGAACCACCATGAGTCACAGCAGAACGTAAATTCATAATCTGGAATTCGTTAATATTAGGAATTCCTTTATTAGCAGCAGATACAATAATATAACTACCATAGTTCGCTGCAACTACCTGATTATTTTCAGTTGAAACAGTCCGTGGTTTAGGTACTGTTATAACAGTCTCTCCAGTACGAGATGCTCTGTATCCATCTACATATGCAACACCTGGACTTAATATAAAATCAACCTTAGTGTTATCTGAGTCATTAGTTTCAAATAACAATTCAAATGGCTTAACAATGTAATCTCCTGATTCTTCTTTTGTACGACGCGCCATGACATTGTCTATCTCATTATAACCATCGATTGCACTTACTTGAGACGTGACTACACCTTGTACAATTTGAGCTATTTCAATATAATTTTCATCAGAATCTATCTCATCTCTTGTAGCGATTTCTAGAGCGATTCGGTACCTATCAGCGCCAGGAGATGCAAGGTTAGGAGTAGCACCTTGATTATCAAATAATGCATTGTTATCTGAAGATGTTACAATATCTTGCGTAATTTTGAAACCTAAACTCTTAGTAGGTTTATTAGAATATTTTGCAATAATTTTTGATTGCTGTTTTGCAAAAACAAAATGTTCTTGAGCAAAAAAGTCACCGCCATGGATAGAGGCTCTGCACCCTTGTCCTACAGCTGGATTAGTTACAGTGTTAGTTGCTTGAACAGTTAGAGTAAATGCTGAGCTTGTCAACTCTTCTCCAGCTGCAACTCTGACAGGAGAAGCTCCACTTGTGCCGCTTGACGTGTTTGTATATGCAATATAAAGAGTAGCAGGATCAGATCCTACAGCTGGCACAACTTCTATAACTCTAAATGCAATAGCGCTTGCAGATGTAAACTCAACACCTACTAATGTTGATATATCGGAAGGTAGTTGATTTGAAGATGTATCCAATTTTACAAATTCATATTCTGTATTAACAGTTATTCCACCTGGATTAATTGAAGCTCCTTCTTTAAAGAGATGTCTACCTAGTCGTCCAATCTCTTTTTGCATAATAGTTTGCAACTGAGTAAGCTCACGAGCCTGCAATGCACGGCCACTATTAAATAGAATCCTGTGGAAGTTGTCGCTGTCTTTAAAATCATCTCTGTAAGTAGATGAGAATATTTCGGATGTAAATGCTTTTACCATATTAGTCTTCCATTAAAGTTGGATAATAATTTTTATATCTTCTGTTTGATCTGCTGATCTTTGTATTGCTGCTCTATTATCTATATACATTACTTCACCTGTAGATATGTCTATATCACCGTTTATGTAAGCATATGAATCACCATCTACTCCAGATGCATCAAGTGTTCCAGCTCCAGAGCCGTCAGTTTCGGATATAACTTCACCTTCAACAAACGGTTCAAACCTAGTATCAGAATCTTGAATATACCAAACTTCATCTGAGTCTGATTTTACTACATAAGCATTAGCTAAAGATGTAGCACCGCGAATAGTTTTATCTGCTGAGAAGCTTGAACTAATATTTGCGAACTTCATACGTCTTAATGCGTTGCCAGTAACACCTGAGTATAAAGCATCTGAGTCTGGTATTTCTATATTTTTAACAAGTGTAACTTGTCTAAAGTCATTTCCAATCACCCAGTTAGAACCTTCATCTCCAGCAGGTTTAGCAGTAAACATCATCGCTGTTGCTTTAAGATCGTCTCTTGGATCAGCACCGAATCCAGCTGCAGGTCCGATAATAGGTCTTGCATTGGCACCAGAACCATTACCTCCAGTAATTTTTACATAAGCTTGTGTAAAGTTTCTACCGTGAGCTTTATTTCCGTCAGAGTCTTTAACATTAATTTTTGTTACAGCGCCACCACTTACAGTAGCAGTAGCATTTGCAGCTACTCCGTTACCTATAATTTCAACTGTAGGTACAGTAGTATAACCAGAACCTCCAGATAATACCTGATACCCTACAACTTCTCCTGGAGAAGCTGCGTTTTGAATACCCACCTGCTCAACATGATCTGCAGCATCATCAGAGTCAAATGGCCCAAAAACAGTTACTGGCATAAAGTTAGCAGATAAAAACTGTGATGCTCTCAAAGCACCAACCGAGTATAAAAACTTCCATACATATCCATCAGCAGTTTCGAATGCTGTGGTAAGAGTACCAGTAGGTTTAACTGTTGATGTAACTGATTGACCTAAAGCTGTTTGACCTGCTTCAAGACAAACATATACGTTATTTTCATCTGTAATAACATAAAAACTATTTGTTGGATGTCCTACTGAGTTATCATTATAAGCTTGATAGATAGCTCCTAATGACCATGAGTATCTAGGGATAACAAATGAATGTGCTTCAACATTCTTAATAGCAGTCATATTATATTGAGCATCACGTATTGTTCGAATAGCATTAGTAGGAGTTGGAGCAGTATCATTACTATTCCAATCAATAGGTCTACCTACAGAGACATAATAATTGTTAGCTGCGCTATCAATATCTTTTTGAAGGTTTAAAAGAATCTCTTTTTTGAATCTATCTGTAATAATTGCTGGCATGTTATATCTCTTATGCTGTTATATAGTATAGCGCTGCTGCGTCACTTGATGTGTACAGTTTAGGCATCATTAACATCCACCCATCTGTATTATCAATCCACACACAGTTTACTATACCTTTTTGTTTTACTGTAAAGCTAGTACCGTTAAAGAATGTTGTAGGAGTCACGGTAACAGCTCCTGCAGCTCTATTAACAAATGTTTTTGTTTGTCCTACTTCAGTACCATTAGCTAACGTTGCTGTAGAGGCAGTACCTAAGTTAAATATAGACATTGTTCGTGCTAAACTAATAGCTTGAGCATTAGCGTTAACAGTTTCTGATTTATATGTCACACCTGTCTGTATTTCTACAAGACCAGTACCTGTACCTGACAATCCTAAACTTACATTAGTGTCTGTACCTACCGCTGCTACTTGAGGAACTCCATTTGTAGCTGCGTTACTAATCTGAATTTCGTTTACAGCAGAGGATGTAGGAGTCAATCTAATTATCTCTGCGCTATTAACATCATTGATTGCAGTTGTAATCTTAGGAGTTACAATGCTTGGAGATGTTAATGTTTTGTTTGTTAACGTCTGTGTATGAGCATTAAAAGTAAACTCATCGTTTGTTGTAAGTAGCGGTAATGTAATTGTTCTATCTGCAGCTAACTCACTCACACCTACTAAGTACTGATGATTAGCTGATGTATCATTAATCTGAGGAGAGGTTAGAATAGGAACTGTCAATGTTTTATTAACAAGTGTTTGAGTTCCACCTACAAGAGCAACAGTACCGCTTTCACCAGGAAGGTTAATTGATACAGCAGCAGACCCTTCTATGAACCCTAGTGTGGTATTATATGTAAGTCCTTTATAGATTAATCCATTATCTGATAAAGCCATCTTTGTTGTAACTTGAGCACTATCACCGCCAAGAAGACTGTATAGCTCTATAAAGTTATCATTGATTTTTCCAGCTGATGCACGTAATGTATCACCTGTACCATCATTGGCTGTAGTGCCTCTATTAATGTTCTGTCTTGCCATTGCTAAGTCCGTATCTGTGGTTAGTTTTATTTATAATGGTTATTATGCTGAAT